TGATGCGCAGCTTACCCATACTTCTCCACCTTCACCTTCTTGTTCCAGCACAGCGGGATCAGGTTCTCAATGCCCTGCACCACATCGCCGTAGGTGCGGAATTTCTGGCCCCAGAACTCCACCGTCACGTTGTGCCAGTCGTTGGCGTCTCCCTTGGGCAGGGCCAGCGTATAGGCCAGCCGCCTGCCGTAGAGCTGCAAATCGTTGACGATGTCCTCCGTGGCCGGTTCGCCCACCAGCACGTTGTGTACAGTGACTGGTGTTTCAGTGTAGATCGGCGCGTGGAAAGCGTCCTCGCCGGTCTTGGTCTTTTCGTACAGGATGATGTCGATACCCTTCAGCATAAGTCCTCCAGCGGGCTGTGGGCACCGATTTTGTCTCCGACGCCCAGAAGCCGTTTTTCGAGCTTTGACAAGTACAACTCTCCGACCGAGCCGCCGGACACCGTCCAGCTCTGCTGGTAGCCCAGCGCCGATGCGGACGCCTGGGTGGCGCCCATCGGGTACATGGCGGCGCCCTGCCCGCCGGTGCCCGCGTCCAGTTGGCGGCGCACCATGCGGCAGGATACCAGCTGTTTGCGCTCAAACGGGGCGTCCTGGCTGTATGCGTCGATGACAATGCCGGCTTCGGCCAGCAGGGCGCTGCAGAGCGTCTTTTCGTCATCGCTCAGCGTGCGGAACCCGGCTTCGACCTCTTCCACGGTTGCATAGACCATTGCCATCACCTCATTTCCTGGCGGCGGCTTTCTTCTTCGGGGCCGGGGCGGCGGTCTGCTTGGCGGTGGGCTCTTCGGCGGGCTCTTCGGCGGTCTGCTTGGCGGCGGGCTCTTCAGCGGGCTGCCTGGCCGGGGCGGCGGCCGCCGGGGGAGCCACGCGGGTGTGCCCCGCCGCCAGATATTCAGCTTCCCGCTCCGGGGCAACGGCCATCAGGGTGCCCGTCAGGCGGTTCTTGAATTCAATCATGATCAGGACCCCGTTTTGGCTGCGCCGGTCAGCTTGTTGAACACCGTGGTGTCGCAGCGGAAGCCGACTTCGATCTCGGCGCGCACGGCGAACATGTTCTGCTCAAACAGGTTGATGGTGGTGGAACCGTCGGTCAGGGTGGCCTGGTCGGAAATAGCGATCTGCACGCCCTCCACGGTGCCGTATACAGCCTGGCTCCAGTCGCCCGCAAAGCCGACAACGGCGGCATCGCTGGCCGTGTTGGCCGTGTAGGCACCCTTGCTCTGGCGCACCTGCGCGCCCAGAATCATGGGCACTGCGCCTTCGGCCACGCTGTTGATGAACAGGGGACGCTTATTGCCGTCCACCGCGTTCAGCAGGATAGCCTTGCCCTGCGGGGCCAGCACCCAGCCGTTCAGAATGCCGTCATGGGCGGCGATGTCTGCATCGGCGGCAACCAGACCGCCGTAGGCATTGGTCAGGATGCTCTGGGCCGTGCAGGCTTTCAGGGTATCGAAGTTGGAGCCGGGGGCTTCCACCGCCCCGAACACGGTCTGGTCAAACTTTTTGGCCAGAG